ACGATCAACAACCTGTTTGACTGCTTCAATTTTAAACTCTTCTGGATAACGCTTACCGCTCATGGGCACCTCTCTTTAAGCCATCTTAAATGACTCTGAGGTGTCTGTTAAACCCATAGCGATTCAGGCAGAGTAATTCCGCATCTTCACCACCACTCCCCATTGCCTCCATGGTTTCAATCCATGCGCCTAATCCGCCATCAGGCTTGCGCTGCTCATAACTAATCATCGCTGCCATCCTTAGCTGAATCGGCGCGGAGTTGGTTGGCAAGAGATTCGAGAGCCATAACTGGTACGCCGATATGACCTGTGCCTTCAAACTTATTCATCAGGTGATTGATGGCCAATTCGACACCTTCAGCGCGAATCTCATTGACCATGGCATCAGTAACTGGGGTTTTTACATCCATATTTAGAGGGTAGTCAGCATCGATCTCTTCAAGGATGAATTCTCCCAACCGCTTGCGGCTCTCTTTCAGCGCCGCATTCTCCGCAACTAACAACTCCAGCTTCGAACGCGACTCACACGAATCATCACGCATAGCCAGCATCAGTGCTTCACTGGCTTCCAGTCTTTGCTGCAGGGACAGCACGCGCTCTGCCAGTTCAATCACTACCTCTTCATGGTCCTTTCCGATGTGAGATGGCGGATGACCACTCCGCACGACAGCGAATATCAAAAGCTGAAGGAAAAACAAAATGCCTAAAAAGACGTGGTCCGATAAAGACCTGGAATACATCGAGCGCGTGGCCGGGAAAGTACCCGTTCTCGTCATGGCAGCCGCAATAAACAAATCGGTATCAGCGGTGACGGGTAAAGCTCACTCGCTTGGGCTTAGACTAAAGGTGCCAGCTTCAATCCTCAAAAAGCACTGGCCTGATTTTGTCGGAAAAGAGCACCCTCATGAAGCAGCGTAAGAGCCCGACCCAAATTTGCATCGACCATCTCATCTACCAACCCACGAAGGGAACCAGAACAAAACGCAAAACCATCCCGCCAGCCAGTGAAGTGAAGACGCATGACCACGTCTACAATCTTTTAAAGTCGAAATGGGACCGTATGCGGAGGCCAAGATGATTAAGTGCACGCGAAATCCTCAAAAAAGTGGCATTCATGCTGACTTACCCGAACGCTGCCACCGCTGCCACCGCTGCCACCGCATCCTCACCAGTGAAGACAAACATCACTACTCCATCAGCTGCGAAAGCTGCGACTGCGATATGCAATGGGAGGAATATGAGCAACATAACCCCATCAAATCTGCCCACTGGCGCTGGCGAGCACTCTGCTTTGGTCTGCGTGTTCTGTGGAACTGGCCTCAAGCCATCGGAAGTGTATTGCTGCACCGGTTGCGCCGACCATCTGATGGAAAGCGATCCGAATTTCGACATGACAGGAGACGGTAATGGCACAGGCTAAACAGCCAAAGCCGCCGAAGCCCAAGAAATGCAAATGTTGTCCTGAGAATTTTATCCCCCGCAATAGCCTCCAAACCGTCTGCTCACCAAAATGTGCCATCCAACTCGCTAACCAGCTATCCGAGCGCAAGCAAAAGCGCCTGGAGAAAGAGCAGCGCGCGGCATGGAATAAGCGCAAGGCAGATGCGAAGCCGTTAAGCCACTGGATAAACATGACCCAGCGAGCATTCAATGACTACATCAGGGCGCGGGACGGGGATATTTGCATCAGCTGCGGCAGCACAACGGCAGTCAGTTATCACGCCGGCCACTTCCGGACTACGGCAGCGGCATCACAACTAAGGTTCGATGAGGACAACGTTCACAGCCAGTGTTCGGCCTGCAACGTTCATCACTCTGGCGCCATAGGTCCATACCGCATCAACCTCATAGCGAAAATTGGCCTTCAGCGCGTTCTGGCGCTCGAATCAAACAATACCCCTCACCGATACACCAGAGAAGAACTGGACGGCATCCGTGCACGTTACAGGGCTTTGCTGCGGGCATTGGTAAAGCAAAGAGAGGCAGCATGATTAATGTCGTCAGCTTGTCTGGCGGGAGAACGTCTGCATACCTTGCTCACCTCATGAAAGAGCGAGATCCGGAAACAGAATTCATATTCATGGATACCGGAGCAGAGCACCCAAAGACATACGAATTCATACGCAACATCGTAAAAAACTGGAAAATAGAACTTACCTGCCTCCGAGTTATCCCTAACCCGGAAATGAACAAGCCTAGCACCTACGAAATACTCAGCACAGATCAAATAGGCCCAGATCTGGAACCATGGAAGCGCATGCTCAGGAAGTATGGGCATCCTTATGTCGGCGGCGCGTTCTGCACGGACAGGATGAAGACTGTGCCATTCATTAAGTACTGCGACGAGCATTATGGAAGAGGTAATTACACAACCTGGCTTGGAATGAGGATTGATGAGCCCAAAAGGACAGCGCCTAAACCCGGCATCAGATATCTGGCCGAAATCAGTGATTTTGAAAAGCAAGATGTAATCGAGTGGTGGAAAGAACAACCTTTCGATCTGGAAATTCAGGAGCATCTTGGAAACTGCGTTTTCTGCATCAAAAAGAGCCTTCAAAAAGTAGCACTGGCGACAAAGGACGAGCCAGAACTGGCTGCCCAATTTATCCAAACTCTTCAATCCTTCGACGTTAAACCGGACAGGGTTATGTACCGCAGTAATTACTCACTGGAGCAGGTGATCGCATTGTTCTCCGATACGGGAAGGGACGAACTTGCCTCCAGAATGACATCCATGCGCCAGTACGACACCGGTTCTTGCTCTGAAAGCTGTGAAGCATTTGGTGGCCAGATGGGATTCGATTTTTCAATGGAGGCTGCATGATAGCCGATTACCTGCGTGACAAGTGGCGGTTCCTCAGGATGAATCGCGCCCGCAATACCTTCCCGGTTGATTACCGGACCATCAAAAACACAGCGAAACTGCAGGGGTTAAAACATGGGGCTTGAAACGACAGTTAAATATCACTTCCCGAAGGGGCAGAACTTCAGCGGGACAGCGCCACAGACTTCACCAGATACTCTCACAGGCACTGATTACATCGCAGCCATGGGAATGGCAATGGCTCGCGCTCCGATTGGTTACAGCGCGTTTATGGGGAAGGTTGGGGTAAGTGAGAACGACGCCGCACGCGCCGTATCCCTGTTAACTGAATTTGCACTGCAGTCATGCGATAAGGTTGCCGCCTTACGCAAGCTTGATTCAGATATTAAACCAGCAGTAATGCAAGTGCTCGCAACATATGCGTACATGGACTATTGCCGGAGTGCCGCCAGCGTTAAGCCGTGCGAATGCTGTCACGCGAAAGGCTTCATTGAGGCCAGTGTCTTCTCGATGAAATCACCGCTATCAGGTGGCTATGCCAGAAATGTCAAAGACACCGTGCGCGTGCTATGTAAGCAATGCGGCGGAAAAGGCGTAGTTTCGACAGCGTGCCGTGACTGCAACGGGCGCGGCCGGGCGGTGATGAAAGCAGAGACTGAAAAGCAGGGCGTGCCGGTAATGGGTGACTGTAAGCGATGCTGCGGGCGCGGGTATGAGCGCATCCCGTCAACTGAAGCGCATAACGCTGTATTCGAAGTAACAGACAGCATCAGCCTGCATACCTGGAAGAAAAGCGTTAAGCCGTTTTATGACGGTCTGATCGGAAAGTTGGAGATTGAGGAATCATGGGCCAATGCGGCGCTTAACAAGGTGACTGCATAACGCAATCGGAAATAGCTCATAAATTTATAGTGGGCTATTTACTTTTCCCGAAGCTGGGGATATGATTCCCAACAGTTGAAGTTGCGCACTGATGTTTGCAGGGTGCAAAAATTCGACAGTTCCGCTAAAAGTGAGAGCCAATAAGCGCCACGGTTACCAGCCGAAGGCGCTTTTTTATTGTCTTCTCACTGACAAATCTCAAAATCACGCTCTTTTGCGATTGCCTGAGATTAAAGGTCAGCCATAGAGCTGATCACTTCTTTCGCCCATGCCATCCACTCCAAACTCACTCGTTATCCTGTGTGGCATCGGGCGTCTTTTATGCAAAAAAAATCCGCACTCAGGCGGATTATTCAATCTTGGCTACCTAACAGCAACCGGGCTTTTCTCTCTCGACAAGATTAAAGCTAACCGGGCTTGCTCAGTTCAGAAAGTAGACAATTCCTAATTGAGCCAGCTCCCTCAACAAAGAGGGGGTCACATGAGTATCGATATGAGCAAACTGGCATCAGGCGCAGCTTATGGCGCATCTGCCGGGACAATAGCAAACGGCTTGCTTACCAAGCTGAGTCCCGATGAGTGGAGTGCCGTGGGTGTGCTGGCCGGTATTGTGGTCGCACTTATTACTCTCGGCATCAACTGGTATTACAAACGCAAGGCCACCAACGCGCAAATCGCTGCGCTACAACGCTGGCCTACTGCACCCGATGTCACCACCGAGGATTAACTCATGGCAATGTCCAGTAATCTGCGCAACAAGCTGATCGCTGTTGCCGGTGGTGGTGCTATCGCGATTGCTACCGTGTTCCTCGGTGGCAAAGATGGCGTTGAGGGTCGCGTGTACGAGCCTTACAAAGATGTAGCTGGCGTGTGGACTGTCTGCGATGGTCACACCGGTAACGACATCATCAAAGGCAAGAAGTACACCGACCGAGAATGCGATCGCCTGCTGAGCGCTGACCTGCAACCGGTTAAGCAGTCAGTTGACGGACTGGTAAAAATCCCCCTGGGTGAATACCAGAAAGCCGCGCTCTACAGCTTCACCTACAACGTCGGGTCATCCGCATTCTCAAAGTCATCCCTGCTGAAAAAGCTGAATGCAGGCGATGTGACCGGAGCGTGCGAAGAGATGCGACGCTGGGTGTATGCAGGCGGACAGAAATGGCGCGGACTGATGAACCGCCGTGACATGGAGCGTTCACTGTGCCTGGCGGAGAACGCCAATGACCTTAAGTAGAATCAAATGGGATGCGGTCGCTATTGCGGTCCTGCTCCTTTTGGTCATGGCTCTCTGCGTCACGGTAAAGCTTCAGTCATCCTCAAAGGCATTGCTCACCCTGCAGAATGAGCAGCTGAAGCAGGAAAAGACATCGGCCGAGGCCATTACAACCAACGTTCTGAGAGCCACAGCACTCTTCAACGACATCGCCCAGGCAACCCATGATGATAATCAGGCCAGTAACTCAGAAAGCGAGGGAAGGGTGGTCATCATCCGTCAGGCGATTAAAGGCGATCCGTGCGCTGCTCAGCCTGTTCCTGCTGCCGCTGTTGATCAGTTGCGCGCAAACCGAAACAAAGTACGTTCAGGTGCCACCGGTACAGATACCGGTAAGCCTGCTGGCTGACTGCGAAATACCACTCATCCCTGACCCGTTCACATGGGGCGACAGTCTGGAGCTGAACGAACGTCTGCTCAACTCACTTGCCAACTGCAACCGTGATAAGGCCGCCATCCGTAAAATCGAACTGGAACGGCAAAAATGACCAAATTCCTGACATGGCTGAAGAGCCTGTTTATCCATCCTAAAAAAGAGAGCAACCAAATGTCTGAGCCATTGAATGACGCAACCACAGTACAGCCTGTTGCAGCAGCACCCGTTACCGCTGAAGTAGTCACCCCAGCTACAGAAGTTAAAGCAGGCGTGCAGGACTTCGAAGCTGCGCTGGCGTTTGTAGAGAGCGGCGTAGCGCAGTTGGGTGCAGCGGCGAAAGATGAGTTGAAAGCTCTGGCGAAAAAGTACCTCTGATCTCATTACAGAAGCCACTCAATGAATGGCTTCGATAATGCTATCTATCAGGATTTTCTGTCTACTAAAAGGTCGATTCCTGAAGCATTAATGCGAGTGAGGTGAGCGCTAACGGTCCAGCCTGGAGTGTAAGGATCATATTTCATTTCGGTGTCGATGATGCCTTTCTCCCAGAGATATAAAAGGTGAGCATCAAGGATAACGTCTGAGCCGAGCTCTTCAGTTAGCTCCCTGTAACCCTCGGACTCCAGCATTAACGGGTAGACATCCTGTAGCTTTTCCAGAATGGTTTTAATGTGGTGCTTAGATAATTCCATAGTAATGAACCTTGCTGTATGAGATGCCAAATGCATCAGCATTAATATATATAAACGCGACTAACCAATACAGGTTAAATAAATGGCAAAGCTCACTGACAAACAAGAGCTGTTTGCCCGTGAGTATTTGTCAGACCTGAACGCAACTCAGGCAGCCAAGCGAGCGGGGTACAGCGACAAGACCGCTTACAGCATTGGACAGGAAAACCTGAAAAAACCTGAGATACAGGATCGCATTGCTGAGTTAAAGGCTGAGCGCAACGAGCGAACGCAGGTTAACGCTGACTATGTGCTACGCCGCCTCGTTGAGATAGATGAGATGGACGTGCTCGACATCCTGATGGTCAATGGAGAACTGAAGCCTATCACGCAGTGGCCTAAAGTCTGGCGCACCACGCTATCTGGCATGGATGTTACAGAGCTTGCCGGTGATTCGGCCGGGCTGCTGAAGAAAATCAAATGGCCTGACAAGGTCAAAAACCTCGAACTGCTTGGCAAGCATGTCACCGTCCAGGCATTCAAAGACAACGTTAAAAACGAACTGGTTGGCCCTAACGGCTTGCCGCTGGCTGCCCCAACGTTCGTTGTTAGCTTCGGAGCGGATGATGACGACAGCGGAGAAGAAACTTAGCTTCGCGCCCAAGTTCAAACCGCTCTTTAAGGCCATTCGCTACAAGGTATTCCACGGCGGTCGCGGTGGCGCTAAATCATGGGGCATTGCCCGCGCTCTGGTCATCATGGCCGCATCAAAGCGCCTGCGCATCCTGTGCACCCGCGAAGTGCAGAACTCAATTAAGGATTCAGTGCATAAGCTGCTGAAAGACCAGATTGAGATGCTTGGGCTGAACCCGTGGTTCCGCATCACTAACGAGACGATCAGCAGCGCATGCGGTAGTGAGTTCCTTTTCAAGGGGCTGCGCTTCGATCCGCTGGGCATCAAGTCGACTGAAGGCGTGGACATCTGCTGGGTGGAAGAGGCGCAGTCAGTTTCTGCTGATTCGTGGGACATCCTGATACCGACCATCCGCAAAGAGGGCTCGGAAATATGGGTGTCATTCAACCCCGGCGAAGAGAAAGATCCGACTTATCAGCGTTTCGTGCTTAACCCGCCTGATGACAGCATCACGGTTGAGGTGAACTACTACGACAACCCTTATTTGCCTGACACGCTCAGGAAGGAAATGGAGTACTGCAAGCGGGTCGATTACGAAGCGTATGAACACATCTGGCTGGGTAAGCCTAAATCGATTTCTGAAGCCGTCATATTCAAGCAGCGCTATAAGGTTGAGGCGTTCCCCGATAACCTGTGGCAGCAGGCCGATCGTCTGTTCTTCGGCGCTGACTTCGGCTTCGCCAATGACCCCAGCACGCTGATCCGCATGTTCATGCTCGGCACCCGGCTTTATATCGAATATGAAGCATGGGCGCAATAGTCGAGGGTTCGTACGATGGTTCAAACGATAGCGTTACGGACATCATGGACAGGCTGGAGCGTTATGCCGACCTGATTGAGCCATGGTCTGAAGCGGTATCTAAGCGACTCATCGATACGCTGGTTATTTCTGACGATGCCATGTGGCGTGACCGGTCGGAGCGCATTTCTGCCGGTCTGCGTGACCTGATGGATTCCGGCACCGGCGCGGTAACCCGCAGCATCATCGACGAGCAAGTGAAACTGTTCAAGTCTCTGCCCCTTCAGGCTGCCGATCGCGTTTACGACATTCACAATCAGGCGATTGAAGCGGTGGTATCCGGCAAGCGCTCCAGCACGCTAACGGATGAAATCATGCGTACCGGTGACGTGACTGAGGCGCGGGCGCGAACGATTGCCCGTACTGAAGTTGGACGGGCATCCACCGCAATCACTCAGGCGCGCTCAACGTCAATCGGCTCTCGCGGCTATATCTGGCGAACCGCCGACGACAGCGACGTGCGCCACTCACACAAGCAGATGGAAGGCAAGTATGTTGACTGGTCAAACCCGCCCACGCTTGACGGAATGACCGGCCATGCAGGCCAGTTTCCTAACTGCCGCTGTTATTGCGAAGTCGTCGTTCCCGAGGATTAACGATGCAATATTTCTTCACCACACGCCTCGGCAACACTCGATATGAGATGGCCGATGGCTCCCTGCTGTGCAAAGACGTACCGATTGCCCGCACCGGATCGCAGGTTTACGACGAAAGCGAACTGCCTGGCATTATCGGTGATGACGATGGCGAGATTGTCGTCACACGCGATGCTGACGAGGTATTCCGGCCTGAGACGCTTGCATCCTTCGAGGGCATGGCCTTCACGCTGGGGCACCCAAAGGACATGGTCAATCCGGGAAACTGGAAAGACTATGCCCACGGACACATTCAGAACGTGCGGCGCGGCACCGGCGATCAGTCAGATCTGATGCTGGGCGACATCCACATCAAAACATCAGAGGCCATCCAGAAAGTCACCGATGGCCTTGAGCAGATTTCCATGGGCTACGACGCCGACTACGAGCAGAAAGGCCCGGGTCAGGCACGACAGCACTCAATTATCGGTAACCACTGCGCGGGCGTGCCAAATGGCCGTGCAGGTATTCGCTGTTCAATTGGAGATAGCATATCAATGGCAAATAAAACACAGGGCTGGCTTACCCAGCTGAAACGGGCAATTAAAACCAAGGATTCCGCCACCATGGAAGACCTGGTTGATAACGCTCCCGCAGAACTGATTGAGCCGGAACTGGATTTGCCACGCGCGCTCAATATCACGATCAACCCGGCGCAACCGCTGCCACCTGAAAAGCCACTCGGAGGCCTTACCACCGATGACGGCGAAGGCGGCGCGCAGACCACCAGTGAGCTGGAGGCGAAAGTTGATGCACTGGCCTTGCTGGTTCAGCAGCTGATCAACCCATCATCTGTATCGACCGCTGACAGCGACGATCCGGAAGAGAAGGAAGAGAAGACCCGCGCAACAACCGATGCTGCTTATCATCAGGGTGTGGTGGCGCGTGCTGAGCTGATCATGCCAGGCGTGAAACTTCCTGAAGGCGGCAAGTTAGCAGCATTCAAGCGCTCCACCATGGACGCGGCATTCAAAACTCCAGATGGTCAGGCGCTGCTTGCTCCGCTGGTCGGTGCGTCGCCTGACTTCGCCAAAATGCCTAAAGCAACACTTGATGCGGTGTTTGTGTCTGCCAGCGAAATCGCCAAAGCGCGCAACAACGTGCCGGCACCGAATGGCCGCTCAAACTTCTACGACGCCTCTAACAAAAACTCTCCGGCTGCCCTGAACAAGGCATTCGCCGCCCACTGGAATAAATAAGGGATAACCAATGCCTTCATTACTGTACCGGATGCCAGTAGGCATCTCCGGGGCTATCTCACGCCCTCAGGATTTGACCACCGAGCCGGTGATCCTCAATTCCGCCAACATCTTCAGTGCTTACGGTCTGGCGGGTAAAGACAGCGCGGACGGCAAGTTTATCCCGCTGGCGGCAGATGATGCGGCCTCCGTGATTACCGGACTGTATGTGCGCCCGTACCCAACCACCTCAACACCGGACATGGTTCGTCAGGTTGGTACAGGCAAGAACTTCACCGGTGACGTGCTGAAGCGCGGCTACATGACCGTGAACATCGGCAGCACCGCTGCTGGCCTGACCAAAGGCGCGCCGGTTTATGTTCGCAACGCTAACCCGACCGATGCCAGCCCGCTGGGCGCAATCCTCGGCGCGGCAGTTACCGACGAAACCGTGGTGTTGCCAAACGCTACTTTCACTGGCGCAGGCGATGCCGATGGCAACGCTGAAATCGCTTACAACATCTAAGGGAATCGCTACATATGTTAACTTTTGACCAAGCCACCGTAGACGGTACTGGCGCTTTCCTGGTTGGCGAGCTTGAGCGCCTCGATCAGGAGCTGAATATGCCGCTGGTCGGTTACACGTGGTCGCGTGATATTCAGCTGCGCGAAGACGTGTCTATCGCTGACGACATCAGTTCTTTCACCAACTACACCTTTGCAGCACCGGGTACGCCGAATCCAAACGGTAAAAACTGGATCGGCAAAGATTCCACCGCCATCGCTGGACCGATGGTCGACATCGCGAAAACCGGCTTCCCGCTGACCCTGTGGGGCATGGAGCTGGGCTGGACCGTTGTTGAGCTGGCAGCGGCTGCCAAAGTTGGTCGCCCGATCGACACACAGAAGTACGATGCGATGCAGCTGAAATGGAACATGGACACCGATGAGCAGGTTTATCGCGGTGACACTCAGTTGGGCGTGAATGGCCTGTTCAACTACGCTGGTGCGTCTGTCACCAACGCAGTGAAAACATGGGCCAACTCGACTAACTCCGAGATTCTGGATTCCATCAATACGCTGCTGACCAATGCGTGGAAAGCCTCTGGCTATACGCTGGTTCCGCGTGACCTGCGCCTGCCGCCTAAAGCATTCGCGCTGCTGGCTCAGCGTATCGTGTCTGATGCCGGTAACCAGTCACTGCTGACTTACCTGCAGACCAACACCATTGCATTCCATCAGAATGGCGTGCCGCTGCGCATCTATGCCGTGAAATGGCTGGAAGGTGCTGGTGTTGGCGGTACCGATCGCATGGTCGCGTACACCAACGACAAGAAGTATGTGCGCTTCCCGATGGTGCCACTGCTGAGCGTCCCGGTGCAGTATCGCGGCATTTACCAGCTGACCACCTACTACGGCAAGCTGGGTGCAGTTGAGTCTCCATACCCGGAAACCATGGCGTATCTGGACGGCATCTAACCAATTCGGCCCCGAAAGGGGCCAACAGGAGTAACAAATGGCTAAGAAGACGATCCGCGTTCATACCCCATTCGATTTCCAGTTTGAAGACGGCACCAGCCAGCGCTTTGAAGCAGGCGAGCACACCGTTGATGACAAAGTTGCAGATCACTGGTTTGTCACCGCTCACTCTGACATTACCGGCAAGGCTAAGGCCAGCTCCGATACCAAAGAGTTTCAGGCGCAGATTGATAGCCTGACCGCGCAGCTTGCGGAGAAGGACAAGGCTTATGGTGAACTGCAGCAGTCAGTCGCAGATAAAGACCAGGCTATTGCTGAACTGACCGCGCAGCTTGAAGCGCTGAAAGCACCTGTAACCGAACCAGAACCGGAAACAGAAGACGATGGCAAGAAACAAAAATCTGCCGACGGTAAGTGATTTTCGCCGCGACTTCCCGCAGTTCAGTGACACCACGAAGTACCCAGAAGCAGTAATTCAGTTTCGCCTTAACCTCGCCGATACGCTGATTGATGGCTCAGCCATGGGGGATATGTTCCCTTATCTGGCTGGGCTGTTTGTCGCTCATTACATGGTGCTCTATGCATCAGATACGGCGGCCGGTGCGCTGGGAGGCGCGGGTGGGTCCACAAGTGGCGTGGTTGCCTCGAAGTCGGTTGATAAAGTCAGCGTGAGTTATGACAACAGCTCAACGCTGAATGCTGATGCCGGCTTCTGGAACTTCTCGCGCTACGGCGCTGAGTTCTGGCAGATGCTGCAGTTCTTCGGATATGGCGGTATTCAGCTATGAAATCAGGACTGACCATTCGCGCTGACTCCGCGCAAGGCATTCTGGACGCCCTTAAAACCCTCGCGAACAAGGATGTTCTGGTGGGCATCCCTGAGTCGAAAGATTCACGCGATGATGGCGAATTCGGTAATGCCGGTATCGGCTACATCAACGAGAACGGCTCTCCGCAGCAAAACATTCCGGCACGACCTCACCTGAAGCCCGGCGTGCGATCGGTAGAGCAGGAGTATCTGCCTCATCTTAAAGCTGCTGCTCAAAAGGCGCTGGAAGGAAATGTCGAAGGGGCGATCACTTCACTGGACAGGGCGGGAACGGTAGCGGCCAATGGCGTAAAGCGCTACATCACGATTACCGGATTTACTCCGCTTTCTGATGTGACGCTGGCGCAGCGCCGCAAGCGTGGTCGTACCGGCAACAAACCACTCATAGACACCGGCGAATACCGCCGCTCAATCACGCATGTTGTGAGGAATAAAGATGCCGACACTTGATGTAACTGACGTGCTGCTGTCGCCAGAGTTCCTCGATACGTCGCTTGTGGTTAAGCGCAGTGAGCAGACGATTGATAATGATGGATTCGCACAGAACACGGTCACACAAACCCCGTTCGGCGGAGTGGTGACGGTTGACCGATCACTTGAGGCGAAACGCATGCAGGCCGGGCAGGTTATCACTGGGGCCATCCTGATAGTGACCACCTTCAGGCTGACCAGCGGCAACACCGGTATCGATGCGGATATTGTCACCTACCGGGGGCGCGACTACCGCGTGACCTTCGTCGATCCATACACCGCCTATGGCGCAGGATTTGTTCAGGCGCACTGTGAGCTTCAGCCTTTTGATGGAGGTCAGAGTGAGCAATGACAGCACAGCGCCGGGCTACCTGACTCCCATCAGCGCATCGCAGGATTATGACGAGACGCTTGAACGTGAGTTGAGTCAGTGGGTCCGCACACTGTCCGGGCTACCTGCCGGGATGGTTCGTCCACGATGGACGCCCGTTCAGCCAGCATTACCCGCAGCGGATAAGAACTGGTGTGGCTTCGGCATCATCGGTTTCACCTCGGACAATACGCCTGCTTTTGCACAGCAGACTGACGACAGCAATCAGCTTTGGCGGCATGAGGTGATCGAAACACTCGCCTCGTTCTACGGACCGCAAAGCCAGTCAATTGCCACCCTGTTCCGCGACGGAATGACCGTTGAGCAGAATAACGAAACCCTCAAACAGAATGAGTTGTCGCTTGCTGATTACAGTGAACTGACCGCTTTCCCTGAGCTAATCAATAACCAGTGGGTGCGCCGGTATGACATCACCGTGCGCCTGCGCCGCAAAATTATCCGCGAGTACGGCATTAAATCGCTGGTCGACGCGCCAGTATCATTCTTTGGAGATTAATCTATGGCACAGGGCTTACCTGTATCCAACGTTGTAAACGTTGACGTGATTATGGCGGCTACGGCCGCGACGGGGCGAAACTTCGGATCGCTGCTGATTCTCGGCACCTCCACGGTTATCCCTGTGTCAGAACGCATCCGCCTTTATACTGGCTCAGAAGAGATTGGCACTGACTTCGGCGAGGACAGCCCGGAGTATGAAGCAGCGCTGATTTACTTCTCCCAGTCACCAGCACCAACTCAGGTTTACGTCGGGCGCTGGGCTAAGACCCTCGCCACGGGCGAAGCGGGTAGCGTGGAAACGCTGGCGCAGGCCATCACAGCCGTTCTCCAGTACACCAACTGGTATGGACTGGGCATCGCTGATGATGAAGATCTGACAGCGGCGGAAATTACCGCTACCGCAGCAGCCATTCAGGCATCAAGCCTTAGCCGTGTGTTTGCCGTCACGTCTGAAGATTCCGGCATTATCGACTCGGCATCAACCACTGACATCGCCTCTACACTGAAAGCCGCTGGCTATGGCCGTACCTTCGTTCAGTATTCGACGAAGAGCAAGTATGCGGCATTGTCTGCCTTTGGTCGCGCCTTCACGGTCAACTTTACCGGGAACAACACCACTCTCACCCTGAAGTTCAAAACTGAGCCGGGCGTTACATACGAAACCCTGACCAGCGCGCAGGCTGCTGCCATCGATGCGAAAAATGCCAACGTCTACGTTTATTACGCGAACGATACGGCCATTCTTCAGCAGGGCGTTATGTCCAACGGCGACTTCTTCGACGAGCGTCATGGGCTGGACTGGCTGCAGAATTACGTGCAGACCAACCTTTACAACCTGCTTTATACCTCAACTACCAAAATCCCGCAGACAGAGGCCGGTATTACCCGCCTGCTTTCAAACGTTGAGCAGTCGCTGGATCAGGCCGTGTCAAATGGGCTGGTTGCTGCAGGAGTCTGGAATGGTGGCGACATCGGGCAAATCACAGCGGGCGACACGCTGACTAAAGGCTATTACGTTTACGCTCAGCCATTGTCAACTCAGTCGCAGGCTGACCGCGAAGCGCGCAAATCACCGCTGATTCAGGCAGCTATCAAACTGGCTGGCGCAGTCCACTATGCCGATGTGCAGATCAACGTTGTTCGCTAAGGGGACATAAATGGCGACTTATAGCTTTATGGACGTTGTCGCGTCCCTTACCGGGCCGACTGGATCAATTGACCTCGGGTATGGCTCTGCCAACTCCGAGGAAGGTATCACCGTCACCATGACGGAATCCAAAAACACCATGACCGTTGGCGCTGACGGCGAAGTGATGCACAGCCTGCACGCGGGCAAGAGCGGCACGATGACTGTCACCCTGTTGAAAACATCCCCGGTCAACAAAAAGCTTTCTCTGATGTACAACGCGCAGAGCCTTTCCTCCGCCCTGTGGGGTAACAATGTGATCGTGCTGCGTAACCATGCGTCAGGCGACATCACCACTGCACGCGCTGTGGCGTTCCAGAAGCAGCCAGACCACGCCGACGCCAAAGTGGGCAACACCAAATCGTGGGTGTTCGACTGCGGCAAAATCGATCAGGTTCTCGGGGAGTTCTAACGGATGGAATTTGAAATCAAGGGTGTGCAGTACCGCACCAAAAAACTTAGCGTATTTGATCAGCTGAAGGTCACCCGAAAACTGCTCCCGGTTCTGGCCGGTATCATGCCTGACATGCAGAGCATCAAGGATGCCCTGCCTAAAGAGGGTGGCGATGCAGACCCGCAGGCGGTTTACAGCGTACTTGAAAAGGCTTTGCCGAAGATTGCCGAGAAGCTGGCTGACATGACCGAAGAGGATACCAATGCGATCATCTTCCCGTGCCTGTCAGTGGTATCGCGCAATCATGGCAAGGGATGGACTGCAGTAATGCAGTCTGGCGAGCTGATGTTTGATGACATCGACCTCATGAGCATGCTGCAGATGGTTGGCCGCGTGGTGGGTGACAGTCTGGGAAATTTTTTGCCCGCAGCCCCCGACAGCGTGACGCAGCCCCTGCCAGCGGGTTAACGCTCGACACCCTTCCTGATGGCGAAGATTACCTGATGCGCCCGGTGGATGCCGGGTACATCAGCTATACAGCTCTGAAAGACGGGTCAGTTGACCTGGCTGACATTGCCAGAATGAACGACTGGCTAGGCCTCAAAGCGGATAACAATGCCCGCATTCGCCGCTGGGAACAGGACAATCAATGAACGCTGAAACTATCAAAGACTTCCTTGTTTCCCTCGGTTTCCAGATTGATGATGCCGGGGCTCGCAAGTTTGATGCGGTTGTGGCTGGCACCACCGCTCAGGTAGTAAAAATGGGTGTGGCTGTCGAGGCCGCCGCCCTTTCTGTTGTGGCCTATACCGCTAAAATCGCCAGCGGGCTGGATAATCTTTACTGGGCATCACAGCGCACTGGTGCCACGGTTGCAGGCATTCAGGCTATCGGATATGCAGCCTCACAAACCGGATCAAGCGCTGAAGCCGCGCGTGGCTCACTGGAGAGTCTGGCCAGATTCGTGAGAAACAGCCCCGGCGCTGAAGGCTTCCTGAATCGCCTTGGCGTGCAGACGCGCGATGCAAGCGGCAACATGCGTGATATGGCATCCATATTCACAGGTGTCGGCAACAAGCTGAACCAGATGCCTTACTACCGCGCCAATCAGTATGCTCAGATGCTGGGCATTGATGAAAACACGCTGATGGCAATGCGGCGTGGGCTTGGACAGTTCAGCGCGCAGTATTCGCAGATGGCGAAGGCGATCGGTTTCAATGCAGATCAGGCCGCCGTCAGCTCCAACAAATTCATGACATCGCTTCGTTCGTTCGGCCAGATGGCTGGCATGGCGCGGGACAAAATAGGTTCAAACCTCGCGGAGGGCCTGTCGGGTTCAATTGATACGCTGCGCAAGCAGATTGTTGATAACTTCCCCAAAATCGAAGGGGTGATCACCAGCGGCGTCAAAGGTCTCCTGTGGCTAGCCGAGGTGATTGGCCGGGTTGTTTACCGGCTTATTCAGGCCGGTGCCGACATCATGGAATGGTGGTCATCGCTGGATCAGTCGACCCAGCGTCTGATCGAGATATTCGGCGCGCTGGTCCTCGCCTGGAAGTTACTGAATAGCGCCTTCCTAACATCTCCAATCGGTATAATTACCGCTCTTGGGCTTGCCATCCTCGCGCTGTACGACGATTACAAAACGTGGAAAGAAGGTGGCAAATCACTCATCGACTGGAAGAAGTGGGAGCCGGAAATCACCAACGCCATCAAGGCGATAGATGACCTGAAAAACCGCGTGCTGGGCCTGTTTGATATCGACCCGCAGACGTGGACCGCAAAATGGGATTTGAGCAACCTCACACAGAACCTTGGCAGCCTGGCGCGCATGCTGGACGGAATTGCGCGACTGATGAGTGCTATCAAGGATGGTCGCTGGAGCGATGCCTATGCCGTGGGAAAAGAACTTCTTCAGCAGAACAGCAATTCTGATGCGCTGCCACAGGTATCGGACAGTGCTGGCGGCGCAGCAGACTGGATTAAATCGAAGACCGGTTTCGATCCCCGCAGCATTGGTGAGTGGACCCGCAATAAGTTTTTCAAGCGTCCTGAGCCAACAAAAAATGGCGCTGCGCTGCTGGGATGGCTTGGTCCAACGCTGAACAGTCTCGAGCAGATGTATCGGCTGCCAACCGGGCTTTTACGCAGTGTGGCGATCGCTGAATCATCAGGCGACCCTAACGCTATGTCTGGTGCCGGTGCTCAGGGACTGTTTCAGCTCATGCCGGGAACGGCAAAGGATTTGGGTCTGCGCGGTAATGATGCATTCGATCCGGTCAAGTCGGCTGGAGCGGCTGCAAAGTACCTCAACCAGTTGCTGAAGGCGAACGGCGGTGACCTGAATAAGGCACTAGCCTCTTACAACTGGGGGATTGGCAATGTGCAGAAGCACGGCATGGGCCTGATGCCAGAGGAAACCCGCAACTACATTCCTCGCGTCCTCAGCAATATGCCGTCTTCCGGCGCACCGCAAATCAGCCAGGAAACCAATATTCACATTCATGGGGTGAGCGATCCAGGTCAGGCTGGCAAAGCGGTAGCTGACCAGCAGACTTCCGTAAATTCACGCTTCAGCCAGACGCTGGCAACAGGACCGCGCTAATGGATATTCTCTCAACGCTGTTTTCGCTGCAAAGCCGCAAAATTGGCCTGATAGTTCCTGACGTGGTGATATCTGAAAAGCACAGTGACACGCTGGAAATCACTGAACATCCGGTGGAAGACAAAGCGCCGGTGGCTGACCATGCATTCCGGCGTCCGTCCGATCTGGTGATGGAGGTTGGGTTCTCCGGTGGTGGCTCGTTACTCGATTTGCTGGGTACATCTTCGATTGGCCTGAGTCTTGGGCTTAGCCCGAAAGAGGTGTATCAGGAGCTTATCGACCTGCAGCGCAGCCGCGTTCCGTTCAGCGTCACAACCGGCAAACGGATTTACACCAACATGCTAATCCGCGTGCTGGATGTGACAACCGATAAAACCACTGAGAACGTGCTGGCGGCGACCCTGACATTGCGAGAGGTGCTAATCACATCCACACAGAGCGTATCCGTGGCCGACAAGGCTGATATGTCGCAGGGCGTAAGCACTTCTGAGGTTCAGAACTCTGGCGTTAAGTCGACAGTTCCGCAGAGCGAATCAATCCTTTCCAAGGTATCAAACCTGTTTTAGGGGGAATAATGCAGGCCAGTGAAATTCCTCTTTCTCCTGATAATCAGCAGTTCACCACGTCGATAAACGGAGTGAATTACACCATTCAGACGCTATGGCGTGATGATGCTGGCTGGATTATCGATCTGCTGGACAGCAGCGGCGCGGAAATCGTCACCGGCATTCCTCTGGTGACCGGCGCAAACCTGCTGGCGCAGTTCTCATACCTCAATCTTGGCTTTGGCCTGGCTGTGGTGTGCGACGATCCGGCGCAGGATTACCCGACTAAAACCGATTTGGGCATTAACAGCCACCTGCTGGCGGTAACGGAGTAAGCATGTCACAGAACTGGATGCGCCATTTCGAACTGCAGATCCTGTCCGAGAAGGGCGACGGCATCAGCCTTAGCGACTTCAAGGTGGTGTTTAACATCACCTGGACAGATACGCGCTGGCCGCGCGTTGCGATGGTGCGGATCTACAACCTGTCGAAAGACACCGCCTCACGCATTCTGGGGCAAGAGTTCGCGAAGATTAAAATCATCGCGGGCTATGACGGTATGGCGCAGACCGTTGACGCCAGCCAGGTTGGAGTAGCCGCACAGATTGACTCGTCTAAGGTCGGGCAGTCTAACGGCACAAACTTCGGCGAGATATTCAGCGGTGACATCCGCTTTACTGTGACCGGTCGTGATAACCCGACCGATACGTGGGTACTGATTCAGGCTGTAGACGGGCATCAGGCGTTTATGAATGCCAGCGTGACCAAGACCCTCGCAGCCGGTTATACCGTTGCTGATGTGCATTCCGCCGCGATGGACAGCTTCAACCCATACGGCGTGACGCAGGGCATAACTGGCGACATGCCAGCAACTGTCTTCCCGCGCGGGAGAGTCATTTACCAGTCATCGCGCGACATCATGGATAACGTGGCCGCGCAGTGTGGCGCAACGTGGCAACTGGTGGCCGGTCAGGCGCAAATGGTACCGACAGATAAATACGTCCAAAACGCCATTGTGCTGAACAGCGATACCGGGCTGATTGGCATGCCGCAACAGACCATGGGCGGCGGGGTGAATGTACGCTGTCTCATCAACCTAAATATTCAGCTTAAGGGGTTGGTACAGATAGATCAGGCGTCAGTGTATCGAGCTAGTCTGTCAGCGGATGAGGTAAAAGCGCTCCCGAGCCGTGCCAGCGAAAGCAACAATAATGGCAATCTGACGGTGAACGGAACACTGCAACAGCCCGCAAGTATTGCGGCTGACGGCGTGTATATCGTATCGGCTATAGATTATACTGGTGATACCAGAGGTCAGCCGTGGTACATGGATTTGATGTGCATTGCTCGCGGTTCTGCTGATCTGCAATCAAGCTCTGCCTTTAACAGGACAAGTTAGGAAATGCGCTTTTCTCTCAATTTTTTTGTTCTTATTTTGTTTATTGCCTCTTCTAACGCCATCGCTTCACCTGGAAAATATGAGGTTATGGCATCGGACTTGATGGATAAGCAAAAATTCCAAGAGTGGAAGCCAAAATACTCTGCAGCTCCATTTTTTGTGATGAACGGAAGGTTTTTTTATCTGACTATCAACGATTTTGCGGACATTGTGCGAAATACTTTTGCGCAATGTGACGATTTTGATGCCTACTACAATCAGAAAGGTGCAACAGATAGATGCAAAGCGCATATCTATCAAGGGATGGTTGAATGGGTCGAGCTTTCTCGCGACAAATCTGTAAGTGAGCACGCCTGGAGCATAGGGGTTAACTACGCATTTGACACTTCGAACCCAGTGGCGAGTAAAAATGTATGGGACTTCAATGGCTGGGCTGCAGGGATACGCGTGGCTAAGTCAAAAGGATACTAGGTGACAGTAGCGATCCGCAGCAATATGGATCAGCCTCGGGTGTTTGGTACTTTTGATTGCGTGAAGATCAAATAGTTCTGATAGAATCGCCCCAAACTAGCCCAATCGCGGTGGGACCATGGAAGCTCAAAATAAAATTCTCTTCGCTTATCCTGTGACGCATAAAGACGACATGACGAAGGAGGATATGTGCATCCCTTCCCCTTTTTTTACAGGATTAGAGCAGAACACTATATGCTCAATTGTTGTCACTGTCGGATACTCAATCATCTTTGGCCGTCGTAGTTATATTCTGATAAACGTATACAAATCAGGAGAGAACGACGAACCGGGCCCAATTATTGAAAATGGTCGAGTGGAAACCCTAAAAGGCGGTATTTTCCAGAATAAATTGGGGATCTTTTTAGCAAGCTTCCATATGCAAGACTTTGAGGTAAAGTCCTCAGGTTATTATGAAATCTCAGTTAAGCTTTTCGAAGCGGATGAAGAAGGTAATAAAACTGATAAGGTATTGGACAGCTATTGCACTCAGTTTTATGTTCAGACCAAGGTAAAACCAAATGCGTAAAATGTACTTGGTGCCATCGAATGGCGAGGTGGTTGAATCCTTCCATGATGAACCCAATGATTATGGGAGTGGCGGTGGCGGAGGTGAGGACATGCTTGAGAAACGAGTTAAGCAGCTTGAGGATGATGTGGCTGCAATGCGAACTGATATCGCTGTCATGAAATCGAACTATGCCACCAAAGAAGATATTGCCTCAGTTCGAATCGAGGTACACCAGTCGATTTCAGCCCAAACTAAATGGCTGGCTGCTACCATGATTGCAATTGCCGGCGCATCTATGGCAATCGCTAAATTGCTTTTCTAAAAGTAAGCAATTCATTTTCACTAACCCGCTTCGGCGGGTTTTTTAATGCCTGGAGAAATTATGTCAGTTTCACCGCAATCGCTGGCCGGGGGCGAGCAGCAGGCTATGAAGGTGTTATCTGACACCATATTTTCAATGCTCCGCGTATCTCTGCCGGGCATCATCGAATCCTATGACCCGATCGCTAATACCTGCACTGTTCAGCCAGCGCTAAAAGGGCAGACCGCCGATGAGCTTGGCAACTACACATCTGCTCCGCTGCCGCTGCTGGTCGATGTGCCGGTGGTGTTTCCACGAGGCGGAGGCTGTTCAATCACTTTCCCTGTAAAGGAAGGTGACGAATGCCTGGTGGTGTTCTCGGATCGCTGCATCGATTTCTGGTGGCAGAGCGGCGGAGTGCAGGAGCCTGTCGACCCGCGCCAACATGACTTATCTGATGCTTTCGCTTTCGTTGGACCGATGTCACAGCCTAACGTGATCAACAATATCAGCACGACCACGATGCAGATGCGCACCGATGACGGACTGGCCTACATCGAACTCGACCCAAACAGCCATGCCATTAACATGGTGGCACCGGGCGGCGTAAACTTCACTACGCCGCTTGCGAAATTCAGCCAGGCGGTAACCATCACGGGCTTGCTGACGTGGGCGGGCGGCATGGTGGGCAGTATCGCATCCGGTACCGCCGCCAAAATTACCGGTGCTATTCAGTTCCTCGGCACACTCACATCCAACGGCAAAGACATCAGCGACCAGCATACGCATAGCGGTGTTCAGACTGGTAGCGGCAACTCCGGCAAGGTGAACTGATGCGATACAGACGCGAAGATGACGATGGTGATTACACCTTCGGGCAGGGCGATGATACCTGGCTGATTAACTCACCTGAAGCGGTGGCGCAGGCAGTGAAAACACGGTTCCTGCTATGGTACGGGCAATGGTTCCTTGATACCACTTCCGGAACGCCGTGGATTCAGTCGGTGCTGGGCAAACAGAAACCTGAAACATACAACCTTGCCATACGCCAGCGCATCCTTGAGACGCAGGGCGTTAACTCGATTCAGTCATTTGATACCAACCTCAACACCTCATCACGCCGGGTAGTGTTCACGGCGACCATCGACACCATCTACGGAACGACGACCGTCACAAGCGAGGCATAATGGCTCTTGATCTCGATACGCTGGGGCTCTCCGCTACGGTGACCGCCTCAGGGATTAGTGCGCCTGATTACCAGACGATACTCTCCACTGTCACCAGTTATTTTCAGCAGATTTACGGCACAGATGCCTACCTCGACCCGGACAGCAAAGACGGTCAGATGGTGGCGCTAGTTTCGCTGGCTATTAATGACGCCAACAACACCGCAATACAGGTCTATGGCTCGTTTTCTCCATCAACCGGTATGGCCGACGCTCTGACGCGCAACGTGAAGATCAATGGCATCACTCGCAAATCAGCGACCAACTCGACGGTTGACGTGACACTTACCGGTACCGCAGGCACCACGATCACCAACGGTTCAGTTAAAGATGCCAATGGCATCATCTGGAACCTGCCAGCAAGCGTGACGATTGATACTGGCGGGTCAGTCATTGCTACGGCGACCTGTGCCAGTTCTGGCGCAGTGGCGGCGGTGATTGGCTCGGTGAACCAAATCAACACGCCAACGCGGGGATGGACGTCAGTTACTAACGCAAGTTCAGCAATAGTCGGTACCTCAGTTGAATCCGACTCCGCACTGCGCATCCGTCAGGGACAGAGCGTGGCGCTGCCATCACTAACGCCGTTCGATGCGGTAGACGGTGCGCTGGCGAACGTTGATGGCGTGACGCGGCATAAGCTGTATGAGAACGATAGCGGCTCAGCTGATTCCAATGGTCTACCGGCACATTCAATTTCAGCGATTGTCGATGGCGGTGATGCAACCGTCATCGCGCAGACAATACGCGGCAAGAAGGGGCAGGGCGTAGCCACCTACGGAACAACGTCAGTGACTGTTGCAGATACCTACGGCAACCCGCATGTAATCAGCTTTTACCGATCCACCGATGTGCCGATTTACATTTCACTGGCACTTAAAGTTTTCACTGGCTATACAACGCAGATTGGCGAACAGATTAAGCAGGCGATCGCCGATTACATCAACAGCCTTCAGATTGGAGATGATGTGCTTCTGAGTCGCGTTTACTCACCGGCCAACCTCGGTGTCGTCAGTGGCGGTAATGCCAAATACTACGACATAACGTCACTGCAGATTGGCAAAAGTGCTGGTTCAGTGGCAGTGGGCAACGTTGATATTGCGTTCAATGAGTCGGCGTCGTGCTCTACGGCTAACATCGCGCTCACGGTGACATCATGAGTAAGTACACCGACCTGATTACGAATTACCACGTCGGTAAGCCGAAGTTTGTCGCCCACGTTGACCTATCCACCCGGCCGCTCACCGACGCATCTACTTCGCTGCAAAGTCTGGTTTCTGCATTCGACATCGACAGCGCAGTAGGTGTGCAGCTGGACGTGCTGGGCGAATGGATTGGTCGGACTCGCATCGTCAGCCAGCCAATAGCGGGCGTTTATTTCTCTTTTGATACGGACGGGCTGGGCTGGGATCAGGGTGTGTGGCAGGGACCATATGACCCGGATGCCGGCTACACCAGCCTGAGCGACGACACCTACCGCATTGTCCTGAAAGCAAAAATAGCGATCAACAACTGGAATGGGCAAAACGACACATTACCGCCGATTCTTGAAACAGCCCTGGCTGGCTCCGGCCTCAAGATGCAGATCGTCGACAATCAGGACATGACCATCTCGGTTTGGGTTTTTCCGGAAGAAGATATCAGCCAGGTTTCGCTCGAACTGATTGCAGCAATCAAACAAGGCTACCTGACCGTCAAAGCTGCCGGGGTATGGGCCGGTGACATTCAGACACCCTCAATTGAAACACCATCAGTCGGAAACCGCTTCTTTGGATTCGACATGGATAATGACTACATCGCCGGATTTGATGATGGCGCTTGGGAGAAAGCACTCTAATGGCTACTAACAATTTCAAACCATTCGCACAGGCATCAGGTGCGAACGTAACGTCACAGGCGGACTATGAAGCCCTTGCAGCACTGCTAACTGGGTTTCAAAGTGGAAAAGCTTCATCAGCCCAAATAAATAAAGCGTTGCGCCAGTCATCGGCGATAGCATCGGTTCTGGCACAGTTCATTGCAGATAAAAGCGGTAATGACGTTCTGGATAATGGCAGCACATCAACAATTCTGACAAATCTGTTACTTGCCCTAAAAGGGAATGTTGTTGCGACTAATCCACAATATTTCGTTGATGCAGGTGCCGCTAATGCAATAGTGATTACTCCATCACCAGTTATTACTGCTCTGGTTGATGGTCAGGTATTCGATATTGCCGTTGCCGCAGCAAATACGGGGGCAGTGACTCTCAAAGTAAATGCACTGACAGCTTATCCGCTCATTGGTCCGGTAGGCGCATTGCAGGGAGGTGAAATTGGTGCGGCGAAGGGTGTTATTCGTGTTGTCTGGTCTGCTGCAAAAAGCTCTTTCTTAATTGTCGCCCAGAACACTACAGGACCACAGCAAGTGGCCCCTGCCGCACAATCAAATCAGGCTGTGAATTTAGGGCAATTTACGCTGCTGTCGGGTGATTCCGGATACATTAAGTTTCCCAACGGTGTAATTCTTCAGTGGGGATCTGGATCTATAACTGGAGGCGGAAGCGCCTCGGGTACCGTTACGGTTAGCTATCCAATAGCATTCCCTAATAACTTTTTCCAGGCTGTGGCTTGCCCTAGGGATATGTCAGGCGGTACATCTTCAGGAATGAGTTTTTATGCAAACTATCAAAGCGGAACTACACAATTGAGTACCATAAAAGTATCCGCAGTCGGCTCAGCAATTGGAAGCTTATCTTTCCGTTATTTCGCAATAGGCAACTGACATGACTAAATACTATTCACCCTCCGTCAATGCATTTTATTCACTCGATATCAATGGTTCCTCAATCCCTGATGATGCGGTAGAAATCACTGATGAGGCGTGGCTTGATCTTCTAAAGCAGCAATCTGAAGGTAAAATCATTGCGTCGGGTGAAAATGGAATCCCAGTAGCCAATGACGCACCACCACTTACCTCAGCCCAACTGATTGAGATTGCGGAAGGTCAGAAGGCATCCTTAATGGCGCAGGCAACTGTGGCAATAGCACCCCTTCAGGATGCCGTTGATCTTGACGAGGCAACAGACAGTGAGAAAACTCAGCTAACAGCATGGAAGAAGTATCGAGTCCTACTTAACCGAATAGATACATCAATAGCACCAGACATTACTTGGCCAGCTTCACCGTAATAGGAATTAACAGGTTTGAAGTTCAAGCCTGTAATCTGTAATGAGAGAAAGCAAAATGATCTCATCCGAGGTCAATTCATACTCTCCCCGGCCTTCTTCTAAAGATCTTGAGTTAAACCTGTAGAGGTCTCCATACTCATCATAGGAAATGGTTTGCATAGAAAATTTGTTTTCCATTTCCTCGTCATTACCAAGCTGAACTCCAATTAATTTGAAATTAGACGTCCTGTTGCGAATGGATGACTTTAGCTTTTCAAAGTTGCCCTCAAGATCATACATCTTTCTTGTTACAATTAAGAATAACTTTGATTCCTTACTATCTAGTATTGAATTAAATCTACTTACGTATCGCTTGAACCTTTCATAATCATCGGCACGATTTAAATCGTGGTGGGGGAAATTATGGTGAACACTCTCGGGCCAATAGTGCCTGTTAACAGATTTTCGACCATCCATGACGCTTATTATATTATCCTTGTTAAGGAGGGTTTCGAAGTTGTCATCTATACAATGCGTCACCATTGAAGGAGGAGCATAACACCAATCAAATGGTGTAGTTTCTCTTTTTAAACCATACTTTCTTAAGACTATTGCCGGTAAGCAATGAGATCCAAGTGAGACCAAGTGAGATACAGGATTTCCGTTTATTAGTTTATGTCCATTATCTATTTTTATTTTATTTTTATGAGCTTTGTTTTCTTGGAACTCATCAGAATTCATCAATATTTGAATTGATTTTTGAGTGCCTCGGTATAAACCTAACTCGGAAAAGAATCCTAAATGATATCTAATTCCATCGGCATCAGCCCCCCTGCCTAAAAATTCCTTATATATACCATCAATTATTTTTGCTTGCTCATAGCGTAAAGACATATTTTTCCTTCCTTGTTAGCTGTTTACTAAATCTTAACAGAGTGGATCGCCCGCTAAAAGAAGAGCGAGTATATATTCTGTGCCTCCAACTAAATTTCCTTTCCCGCCAGACCCTTCCCAATTCCTCAACGTCTTCCACTTGATCAGTTCTGCCGATCAATAATACTGTATGCGCATACAGTTAATTTGTGAGGTGTTTATGGGCTTCCCATCTCCGGCGCAGGACTACGTTGAGTCCCGCCTAAATCTGAACGAGCTATTCATGCTTAACCGTAACAGCACGTTCCGGATCGAAACTGCTACCGGCTTTATGCTTGTCGACTCCGCTGCGAAGGTTCGTCCAGGCGATTTAGTCGCGTTCCAGATTGAAGGCAACCCTATGCTTGGCAAGTGGTACCCGAAGCACCTGATGACGGAAGACGGATTGATTGAGGGTGAGCAACTGGAAGAGGTGGTCGTGCTGGGTGCGGTGACGGTGGAAGTGCTGACGCTGGATGAGAAGTGTCGGCCGACGATATAGGGGATTACTCCCCGTCGATGTAATCAGCCCACCACTGCATCATTTCTCTGCGCTTATCGAGGTACTGAGCGTGGTTATAGATGCCGCGGATGTTGTTGCGGTCAACGTGCGCCAGCTGCCGCTCGATAGCGTCATGGGGCCAGCCGTGTTCATTCAGAATTGTGCTGAACTGGTGCCGGAATCCGTGCCCGCTCGCAAGCCCCTCGTAACCTATCTGGCGAATCACCAGCAGAACGGCGGCATCGCTGATCGACTTCGTTTTGTCATTGCGGCCCGGAAACACGAAAGAAGAGTTGGAAGTGATCGGCTTGATGAAGTTGAGTAATTCCTTCACCTGGCGTGACATTGGCACAACGTGCGCCTTGCGATTTTTCATCACCTCGGCGGCGATGGTAATCATGTCGTTTTCAAAATCGATGTCTACCCATTGCAGGGTACGCATCTCTTTCGTGCGCATGGCGGTGTACTGCAAAAACTGAGTGGCAACGCGGGAAATTACACTGCCTGAATAAGTCGCTAACGCGGCATTGAATGCCGGTATCTGTTCGGCGGGGAGGAATGGATAGTGCTGCTTCCTGTATCCCTTCATCGCATCAGCAAGGTCTGGCGCCGGATTGTATTTGCAGCGACCGGTCACGACTGCATACCGGAATACCTCCCCGCAGCGGCGGCGCGCTTTGCTGGCCCGCTCTAATGCGCCACGCTCTTCAAATCTGCGTAACACCTTTAGCAGCGCCATTGGTTCAATCTCGTCCATCTGCATCTTGCCCAGAAAGGGAAGAATGTCAGCCTCAAACATCTTCCTGAGTTCAGTGGCGTAAGTCTCCGACCACACCTGGCGCTTGTGCTTGTACCACTCCTCGAAAATCGTTCCGAACGAGTCTGGCGTTTTATCCTGCTTCTTCTTTACTGCAGGGTTCAGTCCAATCGCCAAATCCCTCTTCAGCTCAAACGCCATACTCCTGGCGTCTGCCGGTCCAATCTCCGGATACTTCCCGATCGTGTGAACCTTCTCTTTACCCTCGAACTGATAGCGAACTTGCCACACCTTTTTCCCTGATGCCGGCACGTAGAGGAACAGGCCATTGCCATCCGCCACGCGGTAAGGTTTTTCTTTGGGCTTGGCGGCGTCAATCTGCTTGATGGTGAGCATTGGGTAAAATCCGGGTGGGTAAAATTGATTTACCCAGAATTTACCCAGGCGATTAACTGGCTGTCAACGAACTATGGCGAACTTATGCGAACGGTAGTTTTGGCGAATGCCTGATGTGATGGGGATTTGGCGAACTGGTAAGGAGGGTGGTGAACGGCTATATGGTGTCCCCTGCAGGAATCGAACCTGCAACTAGCCCTTAGGAGGGGCTCGTTATATCCATTTAACTAAGGAGACGCGGCGCGCAGTATAGAGTACCGACCAGCAGAATTTAACCGTGTTAATCCTGTTTGCTCAATCTATCAACAATGTCGTGCCACAGATCACTGTTGTTTCTTCTGCGCTTTCTCTTTGCGCTTCTGTTCCGCCTTCGCTTTGGCCTTCGCCGCCTCGCTCATATCGTTGCGAATTTGCGCATGGCTAATCAGTGCAAAAATCAACGTGCCGCCGGTGATATTTCCCAGCAGGGTAGGCAGCGCAAACGGCCAGAGAAACTCCTGCCAGGGCAGTGTGCCGGCAAACACCAGATACAGCACTTCTACTGAACCTACCACGATATGGGCCAAATCTCCAAGCGCCACCAGCCAGGTCATCATCATGATCACCACGATTTTGGCTGCTCCCGCGTAAGGGAACATCCAGACCATGGTGGCGATAATCCAACCTGAAATCACGGCATTGGCAAACATTTCGCTGGGGGAGTTGTCCATCACCTTTTCGCTAATCACGGTGAAGGCCTGGCGAGTTGCCTCGTCAAAAATCGGCATATGATTAAACGCCAATGCGCCGAGCGCCGTGCCGATCAAATTCCCCGCCAGCACCACGCCCCACAGACGCAATAACAGCATAAAATTACCGCCAGTGGGTTTGTGCATCACCGGTAATACCGCAGTAACTGTGTTCTCAGTGAACAGTTGCTGACGGGCCATTATCACGATGACAAAGCCAAAGGTATAACCCAGATTCTCCAGCAGGAAACCGCCAGGCACATCAGCTAAATGCACATGGAAAATCCCTTTTGCCATCAGCGAAGCGCTCATGGAGAGCCCCGCAGCCACGGCAGACCATAATAAGGCCATGCCGTCGCGCTCTAGCTCTTTCTCGCCATCCTGGCGAATCTCTTCATGAATGGCAGCAGCCCGTGAGGGCAGGGCATCTTCATCCACTTCTATCTCTTTCCCCTGGTCCTTTTCGTCGCTCTCGACATCATTGTCATGTTCTGAAATGGATGGTGATTGTTTCAT